CCTGTGCCAGCACCGCTAAATACAGATGCTGTAAGCGTTCCTGTGCTCGGGTTGTATTGATATTTAGTCGAGCTTGTATATTCAGTCGTAACTGAACCAGAAGTGGCATTAGCGAATAAAGGATAACGAGTTGCATTAGTAGTAGTATCGTCACTTAGAGATACACTTCCAGCAGGAGTTGTCCAAGTTGGTGCGCTAGTCCCATTACTGGTGAGAACTTGCCCTGTTGTGCCGCTTGATACAAAAGCAGTTGTGCCACTTGCAGATTGATAAGGCACATATCCAGCACCACCACCAGCCAAATTAGTAGCTGTTGTTGCTGTGGTTGCTGAACCTACAGATAATGTACTTTGGGCTACATATTGCGGTGCAGATGCGCCAGCAATTAAAACATAGTTTGTAGTACCTAAACTGAGAAATGTTGTAGCGCCTGATCCTGAATTGTATGCAATAGCGCCAGCAGTACCGCCTGACAGATTAGTAGCTGTTGTAGCACTAGCTACTGCGCCACTTACAATAGATCCTGAAATTGACGTAATCCAGCTAGGATTTGAGTAACTACCAGTTGTATATACGCCATTGGTAACTGTTCCAGCATTTCCTGTAATGCCAATACCCCATGTGCCACTTGCGCCTGTTCCTGTTGTGCTAGGAGCGCCAATAGTGTTATATGAAACAGTTAACGCAGACGCACCATTAAAAGTTGACCCAGATGCTGCGCCAGCGCCACCATTATTAAATGTAAGACTATTGGTTACAGATCCTGCGCTTGTAGCTGATGTTGCAGTTGCAGCATTTCCACCAATAGATAAACCACTTGCCGTGCCAGTTAAGCCAGTACCAGCACCACTAAATTGTGTTGTGGCAGTAATAGTAGTGCCAGAAATAGTAGAAGCAGCAGAAGCTCCAATAGTCGTACCATTAATTGATCCCCCTGTTATTGCTACGCTATTAGCATTTTGCGTAGAAATTGTGCCAAGACCACTTACTTGGGTATTGGCAATAGCAATAGATGTATTAGTAGCGCTAGTTATTTGGCCTTGTGCATTTACAGCGATTACAGGAACTGCGCTTGCAGAACCATAAGTAGATGCAGAAACACCTGTATTGGTAATGCTAAATTGGCTTCCTGCTAGGGTTAACCCTGTGCCTGCTGTGTATGATCCAGCAGAGCCAAATTGAACAAAAGTAATAGAAGTAACGCCTAATGTGCCGCCTGGATCGCTAGTACATAACCAAGAAGTATCTGCTTGAGTTGTGCCTTGCATAACAAACATATAAGCAGATGGAACTTCTGCCCATGTATCCATATCAGGCGATCTAGTCCATGCGCTTGCTGATGCTATGTAAATGCCATTATTTTGGCTTAAAGACTGGTTTTTAACGAGGATTCGATCACCAGCTAGGGTTGTATACCCATCAATCGTTTGAAGACCTGAAAGCGTGATATTAGCCGTTGTAGCGGCAATTACCGCAGCTTTAGCATTAAGACCTTGAACAAAGTTATCAACATATGATTTGTTAGTAATGTCTAATCCATTAACAGGAGTTGTGCTAATCGTTCCTGTAGTCGTTGTTAAGCTTGTAAATGTGCCTGCTGCTGGGGTTGTGCCGCCAATAACTGTGCTATCAACGGTACTATTGGTAATGGTTAACCCTGATTGAACAGGATTAATTGAAGCATAAAAGGGCTTATTCTGGCCTATAAAGGTTTGAAAATTCCCTTGTAAGTCAAAATAAGCCTGAACAGGCAGTAAATTTTGATCCTGCGTTAATGCTGGCCCAGTAGCCATAATTTACCCTTAGTAGGCTATTGCATTAACTAGAATTACATCTCCAGCAGACATATTTGCAGCAGCACCAGTTGTTACAGAATAGCTAGTAAATGTTACTGAAGTTGTTGTGCTTCCTGTTAATTGCAAGAATAAAGTAGATCCGCTTGTAACATCTGCTGCAAAAGCTAACCATCCATTAGGAGCTGTAGGAAGCGTAATTGTTCCATTTGCTGCACCGCCTGTACCAACTACAATTTTAAACACAAATGTGCTAACTGCTGTAATTGTTGGGCCTGTGCCAAATCCAGAACCAATAGTAGGCAATGTATTAGAAGTAGCAATTAAATTGCCACCCATAGACAAAGTTGCTGGGTTTTCAGTATTGCCTGTTAATGGAGGTGAAAATACAACTCCACCAGGACCAATTAAACCTGTGCATACGCCAACAGAGTTAAATTGAGCCTGAACAGGAACTATATTCGTAGTCGAAGTTGATGCTACTGCATTGGTATATGACATGATTTTCCTTAGTTCTGATCAACCATAGGCAATACATAAAGCGTATTAGCTGTGCCGATAGCTGTAATAGCAAAGCTAGGTGGTACTGCAAGCACAGTAGGTTGTGACATTGATACGCCTAAAACAAAGCTTTGTGAGCTATTTCCACCTGTAGGCAACACGGCTGCTGGTGCAGTTGTCGTAGTTCCTGCAATTGCTGGAGCAATAGTAATAGCGATAGGTGTAGTACCTACGTTTAAAAAGCCACAAAAATTCGGCTGGTCGTTACCAGCAGGGGTAATCGTTACAGAAGTCGAACTAGCTGTGGTTACTGCAATGGCCGTTGTAGGGCCAACAAAGCGATAAGCTGATACGTTAGCCATGATTTGTCCTTAAACAGCAGTAGTAGGTGCTGGGCCTTCTAAACGAGTAATTTGAATAGCGTATGCGCCAGAAGCAGGAGTAGCAGTAGCAGTTGCTACGTTAGCAAACTGAATTGACAATACGCCAGCAGTTAAGCAATCAGCTTCAGCAATTACGATACCAGCAGTTTGTGAGCCGTTATAGCCTTGAACCAATACAAAATCGGTAGTTTGGAGGCCGCCAACGCTAAAAGTCTGTGCAGCAGATGTATTTGGAGCTACAGCAGCAGGGGTAATTGATGGGGAAATGTAAAAAGTTTCGTGGGAATTACCACGAGTAACAGTAGTGCTAGACATATTTTTTCCTTTGCAAAGGGGTTTGTTGTAAATCTGCAACTATTTTACATTGTTTTCTTGTTCTCTCAAGTGTTTTCCAACAGTTCCTACAAAAGATTTATAGCCAATATGACCCATCTCTATTTCAAAATCTGCCCATATTTGACCGCCTATATCAATCCATCTTTGACAAAAGCTAAAATCCTCGCTTAGACGATTTCCATCAGGGGTTTGATAAGGATCAAATAAAGGCCAAAACTGGGTATTTTCGCTAACGCTACGCAATGTTTGACGAGGATATGCCTCAATCATCTTTTCAGCGCAATTACGGGTTATCTTCATAAAACCACCAGGTAAGCCAATCACCTCCATTAGTCCCGTATTGGGATCTACTCTATATTCGTCTTTAATGCCAATTTTAAAAGGCCATTCAAGCGGATCACGCTTTTTAGGGTAAATACCACCTACGACATCAACAGAATGGTCAATTAACTTAATAAGTGAACCTGGAGTCCAAAATACATCATCATCAATAAACACAAGGGTATCTGCTTTAGAACGTACAAAAGCGCCAAATAAAGCCCCTCTTGAGCCTGCAATATCGCTATTTCCTATATCTTCGGCAATAGAAAATTTATCGCCACGACCAATAATATTGATGGCATCAAGCAAAATAGCTCGCATAGTCGGAAAATGTACCTTTGCTGAATAGCAAGGCATTGCAATCATTACATTCTTCATAAGATCCCCTTAGATGATAAAAACCCACCCTTTTTAGGGGGTGGGCTTCTATTTTACAACAGATTACTGTGCTGACAAGTCGTAACCGTATACATAAACGTCAATCGTACCAGTTGCGGTAGATGAAGAAATGTTTACATACAAAGTTTGTGAACTTGTTGCACTAGCTGTCAGAGTAGCAGGCTGCACAGAAGCGTTAGCAACAGTAGTGTTAGTTGCCAAAGCTGCCTTTGTGTAGATTGCTGTACCTGTAGCGCCTAGAGCCTGATACACACCTAAGTAAATGCTAGAAATGCCAGAAACTGCTGCACCAGCGTTATTAGCGTTAGCTGTAATAACTGAAACTGGAACGTAGTTAGTAACATCAATTACGTTTACTGCGGTATCACCTGTATTAGATAGGCTAACAGCTTGAGCAGTTGCGATCAAACGCAATGCTTGGTTAGAACCTAATACTTGTGGGTGAATCGAGGTTGTGACTGCTGGTCCTGGATTAGACATATAGTTTCCTTTCGTTATCCGTTAAATTAAGCTGCAACACGGCAAGCGAGTTCAGGATACAAGTTAGCCCAACCGTACAGAACGTCTAAACGAGTAGGAATACTGTCATTATTGCAATCTGTTACTTTCAGCTTTTGGCTTACTGACCATTTCTGGCGGTCTGAGTTCTTCGACCCAAACTCAGCGACTTCTTTAGTTATATCGCTGTTCAGACTATCGCATCTTCCTTTGCAGGAAGTTTTCTCACTTAGTCGTTCACGCTGCACGGCTTTCGCCTGCTTGCGCCCTGTCATCTCCTTCGAGATTTCCAAGTCAATCAGAGAAAATTTTTCCATAATAAGTTACCTTATTAGGCCACCAATGCAAATGACTGATCATTCGCACATTCGTTAATGGTATATTGACGCACTACACGCATAGACAAGCCGATTTCTTTATCAGAAGCACGACCAGCGAAATGGACTCCCTCAGGTAGCTCTAAATCAGCTACCGCAAGGCAAAACGCATTTCTGTGCATAATGATGTTTTGTGGGGAAACAGTACCAGACTGGTTAAAGAAGTTAACAGCAGCACCAGACAACGCAGTAGGAATACTTACGTTTTGGAACTGACCAGCAGTAATAATAGCTGGAGATACGTTAACTTGGATTGTGCCGCCTGAACCGCTAACTGCTGTGTTTACAACAAAGTTACGCAACTTGTTAGAGCCATAAGCTTGACGATTTTGTGGGTTAACTGCATAAACGCCAGCGATTGTGAATGTATCGCCTTGGTTCAAAGAAACGCCAGAAGTCAATGTCAAAGTGATTGTGCTTGAAGAAGCCCAACCGCTTGTCAAGAAACCAGCAGAACCAGTAATAGCAGCAGAACCAGCAAAGCTACCAAATTGGTGAGCTACGATGTTTTGATCCATTTTCCAGTTCCATTTCTGTTACTTTCACCTTTCGGTTACTGACCATTTTCATGGCGGGGTTGGTTCTTCGACCTACCCTCTAGAACTTATTACTACCTTTAAGTTACGTTCTAGTTCAGACTATCGCATCACCCTATTTCTAGGGGCTTTCTCACTTAGTCGTTCAGGCTGCTTTTTATCGCTTGCCCCTTGTTGTCTGCTTCCAGAGTTCCAAGTCAATCAGAGAAAGTTTTTAACCATTCATTACTGAATAGTGGCACAAACATTTATGCCAGCGGAATCACGACCCATCAAACCTTTACGATACTGTTCGCCAATTGCTTCTTGTGGAACGAACAAACCTTTCAAGCTGTCAACGATAGTTGCAGATGTGAATGGCTCAACGATACAGCTTCTACGACCATCACGTGGTGCGCCTTCAGAATCAAGGTAAGCAGCAGCAGTCAGGTAAGTAATCAAACCTGTTGGAGGAGTACCAGCAACACCAACGATATTGGCTGTGTTGTTAGCAGCTTGCAAAGTACCATCACGGTCAATCTTGTTGGCGATAGCAGCTACAGCAGGCTTCAATACACGATCAGAGAACATATCAAGGCTCAAAGCGAGGTCTTGAGTTGTGAACTGAGTATCAACGTGGAACTGAGTAGACAATGTTACAGGTACTGAAGTTTCGTTGAAATCTTCTACGTTCAGAGCTGGGCCTGTTGTACCAATGAAACGACCAGGTTTACGTACGTTTACTGTGTTACCAATCTTACCGCCAACTACAGCGAATTGGTCATCATAGTTACGATCTACTTCAGATGTGAATGTTAATTCGTTTTCGAGAACCATTAAGGCCTCATTAGTAATTTTTGAAATCGTCAATAAATTATTTGACATGATTTCTCCTTTTCTTTAAGTATATTTAAATGGGTTATCAGCGTATACGTTTCGCTTGTCTTGCAGCTTTCCATTGTGCATAAGTACCGTGAAATGCTCCATTGCCATCAATGAGAACATCTGCTGTACCTTTGCCTGCTGTAAGAGGCTTAATAGGCGCTGGTGCTTTACTTCTAGCAACAACTTCCTGCTTGGGTTCTACTTTTGGCGCATCCTTCGCCTCGAACCTCGCTTCTAATTTACCAATTTCTCTAAGAGCTTTGATCGGGGGCATTGCTGCGATCTTTTG